GTATGCACTTACAGCAATAGAAATGTTATTAAATCAAAATCAGGTAACAGTTCCAGATATGGATGCTGGAAAGTGGTATAAAAAGAAGGTAGACTAGGGTATTGACATACCAGTGGCATTTTAGTAGAATAAAGCCATGAACAAAAAACTAATAATTGCACTAACATCATTGATAGTGCTTATCCCAACAGCATCACATGCTGCGCTCAAGTCTTCAACGACTGCCGTTCCAACAATTGCAATTTTGGATACGGCACTTGATTCATCAATTCCAGCTTTTCAAGGAAAGATTGCACACGAAGTATGTATAATTAAGTGGATGACATGTCCTAATGGAAAAGCATTTATGGAGGGCCCAGGCTCTGCATCTCTTCCAATGAATATCATGAGTAGCAGAAACTTTAATCATGGAACACAAATGGCTTCTGTTGCTTTAGAAGCAAACCCTAACATGCAGATCGTTTTTGTAAGAATTATTGGTAACTCTATTTTTGGACAAAGACAGACAACTGGTCCATCAGAAATAGCTGCAGCACTAGATTGGGTAATTGCAAATAAGGATAGGTTTAATATTCAAGCGGTTGCCATGGCACAAGGACACCATAACCTTTTATCTGGAGCAAATTACTGCCCGAATAATTCTGTTGTTACTAAGTCTTTGGCTAGCATGGTTGCTGCTGGAATAGCACCATTTTTTGCCTCTGGAAATAATGGAGACAAGAAGAGGGTTGACTGGCCTTCATGTGTTCCAAACGCAATATCTGTTGGCGCAGTAAGCACACAGTCTGAGGCTGAATTTTATTCAAATGATGACACATCTCTTCTCAGTTTCTTTGCACCAGGATCAGCCAAGGTTATTTATCCAGGTGGATCGACAGGATATGGAGTTGGAACTTCTATCTCTACTCAAATTGCGGCAGCCAACTGGGTAGCACTTAAGCAGTCAAAGCCAGGACTATCATACACTCAGTACTTGTCTTTGCTCAAATCAACTGCATCTGTAGCAAAAACATATAGCGGATCTGTGAATAAGATTATTAACTTGCAGGCGGCAATTAATGGATAAGACTACAGTTTTAGAAGGAATCATTAAAGATATTGGTGAAGAACTATACCAAAAATGGTACAATGGTCTTGCTATTGAAGATAGAACCGAAGAGGCTTCGAAGGCTATGGCTAAAAATGCTGGAGAAACAGCTATTTGGGTAATTCAGACATTTATGTTTAAATTTAATGAAGCAGCAGATCAACTAAAGGATAGTTAATGAACATTACAGATACCACATTTGAAGACACGATAAATTCACACAAGATTGTTTTGGTTGATTTTTGGGCTGAATGGTGTGGTCCCTGTAAAAAGCTTTCACCCATATTAGATGAAATATCATCAGAAAATAATTTATGGGTTGCAAAGTTAAATGTTGATGAAAATCCAATAAAAACTGCCGAATTCTCAGTAACATCAATACCAACTATGGTATTATTTGAAAGCGGTAAACCAGTAAAAACTATAATTGGAGCAAAACCAAAGCATGTACTTGTTGAGGAGTTGTCCAAATGGATCTAGACTTTGAAGCATGGCTTCTAGTTGGATATGAAAAAAAATGGATCTCAGATGTCTTTTGTGATACACATGAAGGTGCTCCAATGACAGATGAAGAAGCAGATGAATGGGAAGCTGGATTTGATCCATGCAGCTTTCATGTAAAACTATTAGATCAAAACTAAATTTCTGTTCTCATGAAGAGGCAGAGGAAATAAGGAGAATAAATTAAATGAACTCATTTAAGAAAATCGCACTAGCCATGGTTGCAGCCATGACTTTGGGCACAATCGTAGCAACACCTGCAAGTGCTGCTGTAATGACAGTCGCTGTCGATCTCGCTGGAACGGCTAACACAACTGCCTCAGCAATCGCAACACCTGCATCATTGCCAGTCCCAGCAGACAACACAGTTGACGCTGCTGACGCACTTAGGTTCGTCGCAACAGTTGACACAGGAACAGTCGTTTCTGTAGTAACAACAAACGCAACAATCGTGTCTGCACTACACACAACCGCTGCACCAGTAACATCGGCATCAGGCTCTTCAAGCCTAAGCATTGCAACTGGTACAGGAACAACTGCAACATTCTATGTCTATACAAAGACAACAGCAATTGGCACAGTTGTAATCAACAACGGTGGAACAACTCTTACATACTATGTACAGGGAACTGCTGGTAAGATCAACAACCTAACAGTAACTGCTCCAGCATCAGGTGCTGCAGGTACAAAGCAAACAATTACAGTTGCTGCTGTAGATGTATTTGGAAACAAGGTTTCTGGTGCTGCAGTTGATGGTGTTACAAAAACAATTACCGCAACAGTATTTGCTGCAACAGGAACACTTGATTCAGCAACGGCACTACTAGGTAGCGCACTCTCTGACTTTGGTGTGGCTGAGTTTAAAGTAACTCTTCCTACAACTGGATCACGCACACTTATTACGTTTGCTCCAACAACTGCTGGTCAGGCAACAACTGCAGATGTAGTTGGTCTTCCTGCTCGTACGCTAGCACCATTTGCAGAAATCGCAGTTCGTGATCTAGTATCAGAACTTGCTGCACAGACTGCAGCTAAGGATGCAGCACTTGCTGCAAAGGCAATTTCAGATGCTGCAGTTGTAAAGGCTAACGCTGATGCTGCTGCTGCACTAGCAACAGAGAAGGCAGCATCTGCTGCGGCTCTTACTGCTGAAAAAGCTGCTTCTGCCAAGGCTATTGCTGATGCAAAGGTCGCTTCTGATGCAGCACTTGCTGCTAAAGATGCACAGATCGCTAAGTTGACTGCAGATAATGCAGCAACACTTAAGTCTGTAAAGGCTGCATTTAACAAGTTGGCTCTTCAGTGGAACAAGAAGAATCCAAAAGCAAAGGTATCTTTGCTTAAGTAATTAATAAATGGGGCGGATTTTATCCGCCCCATTTACCTTTTATCTAATAGAGAGAATAATTAAAACATGGAATCAACTAAAAGAACATTGTTAAAAACATTAAGCTGGGAAACATTTCACCTAGTTGGTGTTGCAGGAGTTATTTACTTATTTACGGGTGAATGGGAATATGCAAGCCTGGGTGCACTTATTTATATTGGCTGGGAAGCTCTAGGATATTTTCTACATGAAAGAGTTTGGGCTAAGTTTGGAAATAAACTTAAGTAGAAAAAATTGATTAGATTTCATTTTATGGGTAGAGAAAATGATTTATCTCCAGAAGGAATAATTAATCTTTCAGAAGAGCTGGATCAGTTCGGCTATTACTCTTTAATGTTAACTTATGACCCTCTAGTCCCAGATAACTTAATAAAATGTGCTTATGCTTTAAACAAAAATCATAAAATAAAATATATGCAGGCAATAAGAACATACTCCATATCACCAGAGTACATGGGTATGATTTGCAGAGCTTTTGATGAAATTCAAAAAGATAGGCTAATGCTTAACATAGTTTCTGGAGATATTAATAGCAGAGAAACCTTTCTGTCAGATTCGGTATTTATATCTAAATATATAGACACTCCTGAAAATAGATTAGTCTATACAGACGAGTGGATTAAAAAGTTTTTATCATTAAAATCTGTACGCAATTTCCCAGAAATTGTAATGGGCGGCCATTCTGAAAAAACAATTGAGATTTCTAATAAAAATAACTTTACAAGTTTAGTTTCATGGTCTGAATATAAAAAACCAGAGAATAATATAAAATTTAGTATGGCTAGCAGGCAAATGGTGAGCCTAGGGGTTGTAATAAGGGATACATATGCTGAGGCAAAAAGTGTCATGGATAAATTATCAAATCCCTACGCATCAAACTTTACTGTATTTGGATCTAGGCAGGAAGTTAAAGATTTTATGATAGACTTGTATAATGGTGGTATATCAGATATTCAAATAACTAACCACATGCAAGACGATCAGTATCATAATATACATGATTTGGTAAAAGAGATAATTGGAGAGATTAATGGGTAAACATCTAGACAAAATTCAAAAGGCATTAGAGCAGAGAATCGCTGCTACGCCAAACGGATCTGGTTATAAAAAGCCTGGATCTATGAATAAAAAGAAAACTGGATACCGTGGGCAAAAGGCTAGGGGAAATAAGTAACAATATGTTGTCTGGTAAGTGTGAAGTAAAAGAATGTAATAGTCCTGCGTCTCATATAGGTTCACTTCCTGAAAGCGGAATAATAGACATGTGCTCAAATTGCTACAATAAGTTGTATAAGTCATGATAGAAAAAAATCCAGAAGATATTGGATTGCCAACACCTAGGGATTATGAAAATGGTGTTGTTGCAGATGACTGGAGAACAAGCAGCTTTGAATGCCCAGATTGTTTTACTCAGATACATATAGTAACAAATTTACCAGAAAGATTTAAGCCGTTTAGAATATCTTGCCCATGCGCTTTTGCTAAAATGCACAGATATCGTGAATGGGAGAAGGTTCCATATGATCAAATTGACTGGGAAGCATTAAAAAAGAGATGGGAAGAAAAAGATGGAAAAGAAGATACTTACATACCACGATAAAATTCATGTAATAGAGAATTTTATTTCACCACATACAGCCAATCTGTTAACAAACCTACAAAATAAATTTTTAAGCCCAACACCACATAATAAGTTTATCTTTGGCGGATTATCTGGATATGCAGTGTCACCAATAGAATATGTTTCAGATTATACTGGAGATCCAGAGTTTGATTTAGGATTAGATTTATTTCAGATGATAGCAACATCTATGGTTGAGGCTGTATCTTTATTCTATGAAACAAAGTTTATAGCAAAAAGTATGTTTTACAGCAGCATGCTTCCAGGTGCAGAAAATAAACTACATATGGATAACCACTATATAAGCGATGACAAGACATTAAAGATTAGAGAAAATGAATATTCAGATAGAGCAGCTCTTTTATACTTAAACGATGCCTATACTGGCGGAGAGCTATACTTCCCTCTACAAGATTTTGAATATAAGCCACCAACAGGATCATTAATATTTTTTGAGGGAGACTATACGATACCTCACGGTGTTAAGAAGGTTGAATCTGGCGTAAGAAATAATATGATTTCCTTTCTATATCATGAAAGGGATAAGGATAGGCCTAGAAATAGACCAATGTATGAAACAGAAATAGAAATTACTGAAGAAATGGTTTTAGAATCATTGTCAAAAGGAATCTCTTCAGACAATGGCTCAAATAGCGGTATAAAGCCCTGGGAAGGGCATCTGAGCCGTTATCAAGTAAATGATATAATAGACTAATAGATGGCATTCTAGACCCATCTAAATAACAAACCTATAGGAGAAAAAAAATGACAGACGGATTGAATTTAACAGGATTTAACGAAGTAAAGCCAGCAGTACAGCACACAATTGGTGAGCAGTACGCAGCAGCACCAGGAGCAGCTGATTCAGCATCAGATGTTTCAAACCAGGCATCAGCACAAGGTCCAAAGTAAAAATATGTGCGCTATGTGTGGATGTAGCTCAGAAGCCTTCATGGGAGTAGAGCTACCAAATCAAAATGTTTATGACGTTGGCGCAACAGCAATTGTAATTGAGCCAGCAATGTTTGGGACTGAATCTTCTAACCCACTTGGAGCTAAATTGGGGGACATGGATTAATGTCTGAAAACGGAACAGGAATGGCATCGCCATCAAATTCTGAACCATCTGGTGCAGTTACATCAAGAGAAGCAACAGCAAAATCACCAAGTCAAGGTAAATTTAGATCTGGAATGAATAATCCAAAGCCTAAAATTGACACTAACAAGCATGGAATAAGAAGAGAAACTTCTTTAGCTCCAAAAAAAGTTGGAAGAAAAAAAATATAAAAACTTTATAGTAAGAAGGTCCATTAATTAATTAGTGGGCTTTTCTTATTGTAGCGTTGACATCAGTTTTTAAATATTGTATAATTAAGTAGGTTTTATGGTGCACGAAGTACCATTTTTTATAGAAGAAAAGATAAAATGAAAACAATCGGTGATAAGTTAGGTAATTTTTCTTTAGTTGGAGTTAAGCCAGGTGCCTTAACTTATGAAGATAGTTCTTTTGAAGTTCTTAATCAGGACTCATTTCCTGGAAAGTGGAAGATAATTGTTTTTTATCCAAAAGATTTTACATTTGTATGTCCAACAGAAATTGTTGCTTATGACAAGCTAGTTAATGACTTTAATGACAGAGATACCGTTCTTATAACAGGCTCTGTAGATAATGAATTTTGTAAGATTGCATGGAGAAATGCACACGAAGATCTACGTAAAACAAACTCGTGGTCTTTTGCTGATACAGCCAGACAATTGGCAGAAGATCTTGGAGTAATATCTCCATCAGGAGTTGCATATCGTGCAACATTTATAATCGATCCAGAAAATACAATTCAGCATGTAACTGTTAATAATCTTGATGTTGGAAGAAATGCCGATGAAGCTCTTCGTGTTTTAGATGCTCTGCAAACGGGAGAGCTTTGTGCATGTAACAGACCTCTAGGCGGTGAAACAATTGGCTGATTGGGTAGAGCTACTTAAGGAGTCACTCCCTGAATATGCTAAAGATATAAAGCTTAACCTTGATTCTGTAATGAATAGAAGCTCTGGGATTAATACAGAGGACGCAAGATACATAGCCCTTGCCGCAGCGTTTGCTACTGGAAACTCCAAGCTTGTTGCATTTATATCATCAAACTCAGATAATGAAGTTGAAAAAAATGCTGCTCTTACAGCTGGATCCATAATGGCTCAAAACAATGTTTGGTATCCATATTTAGAGATGGCAGATGACCCTAACCTTTCTGGCCTTCCAGCTCAGCTAAGAATGAATGCTATTGCCACACATGGCGGAACTGAAAAGACAAAGTTTGAGGGTTATTCTTTAGCTGCATCAATTGTAGGTAAATGTCATTTCTGCGTAAAGGGCCACTATGAAACTCTTAAAGGGTTTGGCTATACAGCAGAGCAACTAAGAGATATCGGAAGAATTGCAGCAACAATGAATGCAGTTTCAAAGATATTATCTGCATGATAAAAGATTTTTTCGGTGGTATTATTTGCAGTATCAAGAGTCATAATTTAGTTTATGGAGGCTCTTGCCCATTTACTGGAATGTCATACGATTATTGTAAGAGATGCAACAGAATGATACCTATTGAGGAGATTGATTAAATGAAAATGTGTGTATGCAACAAAAGTGCAAATCATCCATATTGTGACGGAAGTCACAATAAAAGATTAATTGAAAACTCAAAGGGCACACCTTTTGTGCAAACAAAAGAGCCAGAGGAAGAAAAGTGAGAAGGCTTCTAGACGGATCGCATGTTGAAGAATATCCTAATGCAGTTGATTTAACAATTCATACTAAGGCTCCAGGTAAATGGAAGCTAATTGATATGGAGACTGGACAAGAGTATTTAGGATGTGGAGTTCCTACTAAGTACGGAAAATGGAAAAGAATCAAAGATAAACTAATTGGGGATTAGCTCAGCGGCAGAGCGGGAAGCTGTTAACTTCTAGGTCATTGGTTCGAATCCAGTATTCCCAGCAAGTATTGACATACTATTTTTTATATTATAAAATAGTTATCTACAGAAAGAAGGCGGTAAAATGGCAAATCCATTTATTACATTAACTGGAAGAATTGGTCAAGAGCCAGAGTCAGTTGGTTCAAACGGAGTTAGATTACGTGTAGCAACAAGTGATCGTGTTAAGAATGATCAAAGCGGTCAATGGGAAGACAAGAACACTTCATGGTGGACAGTTAAGGCCTGGAAGAGCTTAGCAGAACAGTCAAAGGTTACCCTTAAAAAGGGAATGGAAGTTACTATTACTGGTAAGATTTACGAAGAAACTTGGACAGATAAAGAAGGTCAAAAGCGGACTTCTGTAGAAATTAATGCAGATACAATTGCAGTTACTACATTTACGCTATCTAAGGATGCCCCTAAAGGAGAAGCACTTGATGCATTCCCATCATGGAAAAGCCTATCGGATGTACCATTTTAAACTAAATGATTATAATACCTGAGCCTGGATATATACATAGTGATTCATTTTTAAGTAATGAAAAAGTAGATTACTATAAAAAAATAATATACGAATTGCCGTATTACTACACCAATAAGGTTGGTGCTAGGAAGGACAATATCTCAGGCATATTTAGTGACAGTTTTCAAGATGTAGGCGTATTTGCAAATGCTGAATCAAAAAAAATGAAAGCAATGGCAAAGGATTTAACTAATGAATTCTGTAAAAATTATGGATTTAAGGTAGGAAAAGTTTTAAGAACAAGAGTAAACTTTACCTTCAAAAATGATGATCCAAGGCCTTTGCCAATACATGTAGATATGCATGGTAAAAACCCAAATAGCCTATCTTTTGTTTATTTTGTTAATGATAGCGACGGACCAACTACAATGTACAACCCTAAGTATGATGGCAATGAGCATAAGTATGAAGAGTTTTCTATTTTAAAACAGTTTAATCCAACTGCTGGATCAGGATTATTAATGAACTCAGATGTTTTTCATAGCTGGGCTTATCCACAAAAGACAAGCTTTAGGATAAGCATAAATGTTAATTTTTATGGAAAGGCTATATGATGTGGTCCTGGGTTTTAGCTGTAATAGGTGTTACTGGTATCTATTTCGTTGGCAGAAAAACTATTTGGGGATGGATAGTGCTTTGCTTTAATGAAGTGTTATGGATTACTTATGCATTAATTACAAAACAATACGGATTTATATTTTCAGCAATAGCTTACGCAGCAGTATATATTAAATCATACATACACTGGAAGCGGGAAGAGTCAGAAGATGATGAGGTGTATAATGAGATATACACTCATGGTCATATAGATCATAGATATATTAAATAGATTGGTTTAACATGACAGACAGAGCAATGTGCACAACATGCGATGTAGCAAATAATTTAGCGCAATGGGAAAAGTATCCAGAAATGATGGATATGTGCAAGATGTGTCAAGGCTTTCAAGACGCCATAAATGAAGCCATAGATAAGCAAAAGAAGCTTATGAAAAGACTTGAAAAAGTCATTGACAAGAACTCCAAATAATATTATAATTAGGATATATACAGGGTCAGGCGGACAATGTATCTAGCCAAAGGATTAATATGAAAAAGATTTCCTTTATTTTAGCTTTAGTTTTATTTTCAGTGGGATTCACTCCAGCACAAGCAAACGAAGACTTAATTAATGTCAATGCAGCCAATGCTCTCTTGGAAAAGCAAGGCTTGTCAGACCCAACTTCTATAAAAGAAATTGAAAAAGAAAGACAACGACTATACAAAGTGTCTATTGGTTTAGAAACAAATGAGTCGTCTGATAGTGGCTGGATATGGGTTAAGCAACGCTTTGAAGAGCAAGGCATTTATGAAGAATGCTCAAAAACACAAATTGGAAAAACAACAAAATTTACAAGCATTATAACTGGAAAGAAAGTTTCTGTTACATGTAAAAATTTAGGTGCTATGGGTATTCGATATGTTGACAAATCAAATCAGAGCACAAGCGCAAAGTCATCAAGTGGTCAGTGCTGGGTAAGTGGATACACGAAGTCAAACGGGACAAAAGTAAGTGGATACTACAGAAAGTGCAGAGGGTAACAAAATGGCAATTAGATTCAGAAAGAGCATGAAGATTATGCCAGGAGTCAGAGTTACTCTTGGTAAGAGTGGCATTAGTGGATCACTTGGCACCAATGGTGCAAGGGTCAGCGTTAATTCTAAGGGGCAAGTAAGAGGTACTGCTGGTTTAAATGGTACTGGTCTATCAAGCACTACAATGCTTAATGGTAAGTCTAAGGCAACAAAGTCTGACGAGGACACTACAAACGAGATCGCACCAATAGCTATATCAAAAGAAGACGTGCCTAATATTAGTTTATTCATGGTAGTAATCCCATGGATCTTGTTGGGTGCATTTGTTCATGAATGGCTTGGATTTGCATGGCTAGCACTTATGATTCCAGTATGGCTATTTAATAAGTTCCTTCGATTTGCTGCTGAGTATCCTTCTTTAATTCCTGGAATGCAGGAAGAACTTGATGTTATTGCAAAAGAACGTGCTGAGGATGCATAAATGATTGATTGGTTAGTTAATCGTATATTTAGATTTACGTCTCTAAGACATGCTATCTTTGCTGAAGTTCACATGTATGATGCAATTGATGCAGCCATGAATGAGCCTACAAATAATTTAAGTTGGGAAGAAGGCGGATTGTGGTACGGTTACACCTTTAATGAAATGAATAACATGTATTTGTTTGATGATATAGGGCACGAAACAATAAACG